TTGATGATGTCTCGGTGAAAATGAAAACGCGCAACCCGGACAAGGTCCGTTAAGGGGGAGAACACCAGTGGATGACAAAGATCGTGTCGAAATCGAGCTTGAAAAGCCGATTATCGATAAAACGGTTGATGAAGACGTAATTGTGGTCCAGAAATCAAACGAAAATTTAGACGAAAACGTAAGATCCAAAAATATTGACCCCGAGGACGGCATCAGCGACCTCAAAAACAAGCTCCAACAGGAACAGCGACTGAGATATGAGGCGGAAATCCGCGCTCGGGATGCTGTTCAAAATCAATATCGGGCTCAAAACGAGACCGAGAACGCCAATTTCGCCCTCGTAGAGGGCGCAATGCGCACGTTGACGGAAGAAAAAGAGCACATCAAGTTTCAGTACAAGGAAGCACTGGCGGTTGGCGACTATGACAGGGTGGCCGACCTTCAGGAAGCAATAGCAGACAACAAACTGAACTTGTCCGAGCTTCAAAGAGGCCACCAGCGCATGCAAGCTGAACGCGAGCATGCACGCCGGGTGCCGCCACCCCCTCCTGTTCCCTCTAATCCGGTTGAGGCGCTTGCTTCGACCTTGTCAGAGCGTTCGGGAGACTGGGTCCGTCGCAACCCTGAGTACGCCAAAGACCGTCGATTGTTCCAAAAGATGGTCGCGGCGCATCAAATGGTCACCGCTGACGGTGTTGAGCCTGACACTGACGAGTATTTCGATGCAATCGAGACAACTCTGAAGATGCGTGGCCAACAGCGGCGCGAGGAGAGGGTCGAGGAGGACGAAATGATGTCCGAGGCGGCCAAACCCACGCAGAAGCGCGTAGCGCCCCCTGCGGCCCCCGTGTCGCGCTCTGGCACGCCCGGAAACACACGGTCAAACGGTATCCGGTTGACCAGAGAAGAGATTGATGCGGCTTCCGACAGCGGGTTGACGCCACTGCAATACTACGAAAACAAGCAAGCGTTGAAAAACGAAGGCAGGATAGGGGGAAGAGGACATGAGTGATTTCAAGAAGCAGATGCGCGCAGGGCTCGATTCTGACGTGCCGGTCAGGCCTCCACAGCGATCAGAAGTGCGTGAAGAGGGTCCCCGCGAACGCGCCGCTCGGCGCGCAGCGGAAATTCGCGACCACAACAGTGGCTCCAGCGAAAACGGCGACAAGTTCTGGATTGCTCCGGAGATGGTACCGGAAGGCTGGAGCTATGAGTGGAAGGTCCGTACAGTTCTCAATGCTGAAAACCCGGCCCATCAGCTTGAGTTGCAGCGCAGGGGCTGGACGCCTATTCCAGTTAGCAGGCACCCTGACCGGATGCCTGCTGATTGGAAGGGGCAGACGATCGAGATGGACGGCATGATCATGATGGAGCGCCCGAAAGAGATCACGGACGACGCTATCGCTGATCGTCATCGTCGCGCTCGCATGCAGGTTCGGGCGAAGGAGGAACAACTTGCCGCGACCCCTGCGGGGCAGTTTGAGCGCGCCAATAAGGACAATTCGCTTGTGAAAGTGAAGAAGAGCTACGAGGCGATGCCGATACCCGAAAACTGATTGTATAATAAAATCAGTACGAAGGGTCGCTTTCGGGCGGCCCTTTACATTTTCAATTATGATTGTATTATTAGGTTTCGAGATCCCCGGCGTGATCTCATATGCTCTCCCCCGGCGCGGAGGGTTAAACCAAACCCCGGTTCTTATTCGCCCCGGCGCGCGATGATGGACTTTCCTTGTAAGAGGAGGACCCCCGTCATGGCGAACACCAATGCGCCTTTCGGATTCCGTCAGTACAGTGGCAACGGCTCTGCTCCCACGTTCGAGCAGGTGCGCATGCGCATAAAATCCGACTACACGACCGCCATCTTCTTCGGTGACGCAATTATTCCCGTCAGCACCGGCTACATCCAGCAAGCAACGGCTTCTACCGTGCAGGTCGGAGGCGTCTTCACGGGCTGCAAATACCTCTCTGTGTCGCAGAAGCGCACCGTGTGGTCGAACTATTGGCCCGGCGCTGACAACAGCGGCGATGTGGAAGCCTATGTCTGCAACGATCCGAACGCCAAGTTCATTGTTCAGGCTGGCGGCAGTGTAGTTGGCATCGCGGCGATCAACGCCAACATCCAGCTCAATGTCGGCACGGGCAACACTGCCACGGGCATCTCCGGCATGTATGTCGAGACCCCAAACACGACTGACACCTTGCCATTCCGCGTGGTGGACATCGTCACCGACCCGCCGGGCGCGAACGGAACTGACTACGCATCTGCGTATAATCAGATCATCGTCGCCTTCAACAATGTCTCCACCAAGCAGCTCTTGGGCGTGTAAGAAGGAGTGAATAAAAATGGCTGTCAATCTTTCGGCTATTAAAGACCTTCTCCTGCCCGGCCTACGCGGCATCGAAGGTAAATACGAGCAGATCCCGTCACAGTATGACAAGATCTTCACGAAGCACAACTCGAAGATGGCCCTTGAGCGCACCGCTGAAATGCGCTTCCTCGGTTACGCGCAGCTTAAGACCGAAGGTGGTCAGACCGCTTTCGACAACGCTGCCGGCGAGCGATATGTGTACAACCAAGAGCACAATGAAATTGGCCTTGGTTATGCCATCACGCGCAAGGCCATTGACGATAACCTCTACAAGACCCAGTTCGCCCCGTCGAACCTCGGCCTGATCGAATCATTCGCCCAGACCAAGGAAATCTACGGTGCCAACATCCTCAACACCGCTGACACTTACAGCGCGACCGTTGGTGGCGATGGCAAGGCCCTGTGCGCAACCGATCACCCGATCGATGGCAACACGGTCTCGAACAAGGCGACAGTCGAATTGAATGAAGCTACGCTTCTCAGCTCGATGATTTCCATCCGCACGAACTTCAAGGACCAAGCCGGTCTGAAGATATTCGCACGCGGTCGTCGTCTCATTGTGCCGCCGTCTCTGGAGCCCACCGCAATTCGTTTGACAAAGACGGAACTGCGCCCCGGCACAGCAGATAACGACGTCAACGCTGTGATGATGACTTCGGGCGGTCTGCCTGAAGGTTACATGGTTAACGATTACCTGACGGACACCAACAACTGGTTCCTGCTCACTAACATCGACGGTCTGTCTTACATGCAGAGAATTGCATTTGAATCAGACATGCAAGTTGATTTTGTGACAGACAACCTGCTTGTCAAAGGGTACGAGCGGTACTCGTTTGGTTACTACAACTTCCGTTCGGTCTACGGCTCGTTCCCGACCTAAAGACATTGGGGCGGGGCTTCGGTCCCGCCTTTCTTTCTAGGCAACCCGATCACGCAGACCGGCCTAGCGGGCGCTGCACAGACTTCGTGATCTCATCGTGCAGGAGGCCCTTATGGGTACGACTACATTTACCGGCCCAATCAAGGCAGGTGACATTCTCAACACGACTGGCACAACCGCCGGTACTATCAAGAATGTCGGCTTCGTTGTGATGGCGCAGGCTGTTGCAATCACGCAGGCTGGCACGGCAGCGGCGTTGGCCACCGCCATTGTCATCCCGGCAAACAGCCATATCGTCAACATTCAGGTGTTGGCGACGACTGCGTGGAGTGGTGTGGCTGCAACGATTAGCATTGGCACGTCGGCAACATCGACGGAATTAGTGTCGGCGGCCTCGCTTGTAGCCATTGGCCTCGCCGCTATGACCCCCGGCACTGACGCTACTCGCACTGCAAAGTGGATGAACGTCGGCACGTCTGATGTCATCATTTACGCGCTGTCGGCAAACACTGGCGCGGGCGTGGGCGAGCTTGTCGTCCGTTACATTCAAGCTGAAAACGCCTGATAGGAGGCTCTCATGGGTGCATACGAAGGAAAGGCTTCCACGATCAAGGAAGCAAAAGAAAAGACCAACGGATTCAAAAAAGGCGGTAAGGCTGACAAGAGCGTCATGTCCGAAGCTGCCGAAGACATGCGCCCCCGCCGCGCGACAGGCGGCAGTGTAATGTCATCAGCCGCCAGCGGTACGCCTCGCGGTAAAGCCTCTCAGTACTGATCTACGCCCCCCTTCTCGCAGGATTAGTAATGAGCGACGGGGGGCTTCGGCCCCCCGTATTGCGATGGAGACAGCAATGGCGAAAACACCTGCGTGGCAACGCTCCGCCGGTAAGAACCCCGAGGGCGGCCTCAATGAGGTTGGGCGTCAGTCTGCCAAGGCACAGGGCATGAATCTGAAGCGGCCACAACCTGAAGGTGGCTCGCGCAAAGACAGCTTCTGCGCCCGGATGACCGGCATGAAGCGGAAGCTCACGGGCTCCGCAAAGGCCGCCGATCCGGACAGCCGTATCAACAAGTCGCTTCGGAAGTGGGACTGTTAACATGGCAGAAAAACCGTTTTGGAAAAAAGATGCTCCAAAAGATGCGAAGGAGCGTAATATGAGCCGCCAGCAGGTGCGTGAGGCCAAAGCCCGCGCTCGATCCACTGGAAGACCGTGGCCAAATCTGGTAGATAACGTAACGGCGATGCGTGCGGGAAAAAAGGATAAGTAAGATGCAGGCGAGAACTGTAAACGTCGGTCCAGTCACAGCCGCAGTCACCAATCAGGTGGCCGCCTCGCAGACCCCGGACGCGGGTCAGATCGTCATCAATGGTGCGGGCGCAACTTTCAGCATCAACAACATTGCGGCTTCGCAGGATCCCGCTGGCGCAGGCAACCTGACACTAGCTGCTCCCTACATAGTTTTTGACGTTGCACGCTACGTTTACATTACCAGCGCGGGCGACGATTCGCTTTTGACGTTTACGGTCACCGGATGGGATGTAAACAATTCGCCGGCCGTTGAAAGTATCACGGGCGGAAACACGAAAGCTGTCGTCAGCACCAAGAAGTTCAAAGCCGTGACCAACGTCGCGGTGAGCGGCGATTCGGGTTCCGTGCAGGTTGGTTCGTTCGAAGGCGCGACGTTTACCGGCTCGACGGCGCGTCAAGTGACGATCGTGGCCACTGGAAATGAAAGCGCGAAGACCTTCGTTGTCACCGGCACTGACATCAATGGTAGTTCAATTACCGAAAGTGTCGCCGGACCAAACGCAACGACGGCAACGACAACGGCTTACTTCAAGACGGTGAACAGCATCACGATCTCGGCAGGCGCTGCAGGTGCTCTGACTGTTGGAATGACCAACACGGCTTCGTCGGCTTGGGCTCGCTTCGACGATTTCGCGCCGTCGCCAGCGTCTCTGCAATGTTCTGTCGACGGCTCCGCGACATATACGGTACAATCGTCTCTCGATGACCCTTACGATGCCATTGCCCCGGTTAGCGCCGCCGCAATGGTCTGGGTGAACAGCTCGGATGCGGCTGTTGTTGCGGCAACCGGCACGAAGCAAAGCAGCTTCACGGCCATCCCCAAGTACGCCCGCGTGCTTCTCACGACGACAAGCACTGGTTCCGTGTCTTCGACTTTCCTGCAAGCAAGCAATGGCCCGAAGTAATTAAGGCTTAACGCCTTGAGGTAATCTATGGCGACGACTGGAACATATACTTTCAATCCGTCGCTCGGCGAGCTGACGCTCTACGCCTATAATCTTATCGGCGTGCGCAATACGGCACTGCTTCAGGAACACATGGAGGCGGCCCGCATGGCCGCCAACCTCTTGTGCTCAAACTGGAGTAACCGAGGTGTAAACCTCTGGGCGGTGGATCTTGTGACCGTTTCTTTGGTTCAGGGGCAGGAAACTTACACGGTCGACGCCAACACGGTCATGATCCTCGACGCTTATATGACGATCGACGACGGCTCCGGCGCGGATCCTATTGACCGCATCATTCTGCCTGTTAGCCGCACCGAGTATGC